TTTTGGCGGTTTGCGGCGTCCGGTTTCCCACATGGCTATTACGTTTGGGCTGGCGACGCCGATTCGTTCGGCGAGTTCAGCCTGTGAATACCCGTGTCGTAGACGCCAGTATTTGATGCACTGGCCGATGGTCACCCTGTCGCTGATAGTCGCGTAGTCAACTGGGATGTTGCCGATGTTCTGTCGTGTGAAGAACTGGCCGGTCTGGCTGTCCTGTTCCACGGTGACTTCTTGACCGTTGATTACTGTATTGATTTTGTTTTGCTTGCGCATGTTTCACCCCATATGATATGTGATATATAGATTCTATCACATTGTTTCTGTTTTGCCAAACAGCTCACTAATGTCTTCGCGCCCATCGTCAGTCAGCGCGAACCGCCAGCAATGACGGTGCCGACTGTTCACGCCATCCCGATCGACACGGTACACATGACCGGAACGCTCAAGCTCGATCATGCGCGTCCTCAATCCCTGCGGAGTATCGTCATACTTCGCTAAAACCGCCATACGTTCGATTTCCTCATGGGTAAGCGGACGCTTAGCCACCCAAAGAATCAACAGCACATGCACCTGTTGTCTGCTGAGCATCACGCCACCGCCGTTTCAGCCGAGTGACGGAGGAACGCGGCCATGCCAGCGGCCACAATCCACCCGGCCACCCACTTGACTCCGAACCGTATCCGGTTGATCTTGGCTGCCATCGCCCACACCGGGAGCGACACCCACGGGCTGAGACACCAGCCGCAGTAGGCGAGTTCTCCGAGACTGTCCACGTAATCCTTGGCCCACGTGGGGAGCGAGTTGGACAGGTTCTCGGTCTTTACGGTCAGCTTGCGGCGGAGCGCGGAGAACATATAGCCGGGACCGGGCGAGAGCTGCACGACAGTGGTTACGTATCCCGCCGTGATTCCAGTCGAAAGCACGGCAGTCCACCAATTGCCATTAGTCTTCATCGGTTTTCCTTTCCTCGTGGCGACGCCAGCAGTGATACCGCTTGTTGTAGTCCGTGTACAGGTCTTCGTAGAGTTGTTTCGCCTCATTGATGGCTTCGTCGTGACCGAACCCGTGTTGTTGCAAGGCGTATTGAGCGGCACCTACCCAGATGGAGCGGCGAACGTGCTGATACCAACGGTCAAACAGTTTGCCGCACACCTTGTCATGCTTGTTGTCTCCGAGAAAGTCGGCAACGCTTTCCACCACGAACTTACGCAGAGTGTTTGCGGTGATATGGTTACGGTCGAACAGTTCCAGCACGTCGCTGGTTAAAATGCTATTCTTCATTGGGCTCGTCATCGTCCACTAGATAATCGTCAAGGCTGATGTCTTGCGGCTCGAAGTAAATCAATCCGTCCAGCAAGATCATCGGGTAGCGCACGATTACGCCTTGATCTTTGGCGATTGTGCGTATCGCCCGGGCGGTGGGGCTGCCCGACGATACGATGCGGAGCCTACGCCCCATCTGTTGGGCGTACACGTGGCACGTCATCAGATAAACGGCGCTCTGCCGCTTGCATGTGGGGCATCCGTCAAATAGTGCGAACATGTCAGGGCTTTCCAGAATGGTTGCGGTCTTCATCAGAACGTCACCCCCAGAGCGTCGGCCAGCACATCGGAGATATGGAGCGTGGCCAACTGGCAACGCTTATGGTTCTCGATCTTTTCGGTGATGTCCTTACGGTACACGGGGATGACCTGATGGTTTGCAGTTCCGACCACGCGCGGGTCAAACATCGAGAAATACAGGACTTCCAGTGAATCGCACACCACGAAGTACTGGAGCACCTGCGCCTTATACTGGTCGGGGATGAAGTCGAAGCCGGTCGCCTTGGAGTCCAGAGTGTATTCGGGCAACACCTGTTCAATGACTTCGACCAGTTCGGGTTTCAGGTTAACGATATGAGATCGCATGGCGTCCGTGTGCATCATCCACGGCACTACCGTCTGCAAATGGTAGGCTGAGCCGAGCGACTTGCATTCGATGGCCCACGTCGGCTTCTCAGTGTTCTCGTAGGCGTCTGGACTGCACGCGATACGGTTGTCGTCGTCACTCTCCCAGATACCGCAATCGGGGACGCAATCGACGGGGTTGAAGCCAAGCGTTTTGAGTGTAATCTGGATGTTCTCGGGTTCGAGACGGTGGCCGCGTTCCATCGGAGGTTCACCGTCCGCTGATTCTGCCCACAGTTCCGCTAGGAACTTCCAGAAGTCCACGCCGACCTTGAGCCGCTTGTTCTTGGCTTCGGCGTCCACGATCTTCTCATCGTAGTTCTTGGCCTTCGTGTAATACTCGGTGGCTTTGTCTGGCGTCTTCGCCTTCTTCGCTTGTTCCAACGCCTTGTCTCGGTACTCTTTAAGTTTTTCTACGTCGGTCTGAGCGTAGTGTTCCAAGGCGAGTCCGCCGCTTTTGGTGCCGGTGATACGGCCCACTCGTTCGTTGAGCCATGCCTCGGTTTCGTTGGCTTGTGATACGTTGATGATCTTCATTGTGGTTGTCCTTTCGGTTGGGTGTGAGCGGGTGACGAGTCCCGCCCACAAGTCTTTCATGATGAACATGGAATGTGATTACTGATAATGGTTTGTGTTCAACTCCTTAGGTCATATATCAAGCCCAATGCTTGATATATATAATATATCACATGTTGTGGGATTAGGCAATCAGCGACACGCAGGGGGCATGTCCCATCACCCTAGTAGGACGTGGATAATCAACGGTGATTGATGGGCGTGATTGATAGGCTCACGCCCGAAAGCCCGGAATATAAGAGGGGGACTACTTACGTTCCCCTTTCACGCCTCGCTTTTGCAGTCGGAAAGGTCAATGTCAAAGCAACGCGCAATATAATCGAAGTTCTCACGCTGCTCATCAGCCGTCAACGCCTGAACGAGATTATCCAGCAGCGTTTCCGCGCCGAGCGAGTCAAGCAGCTTGTCGAAGGCAAGTTCGTTGTCAAACATTTCAGATACTCCATTCCAGCTCCCTTATTAGAACAAGAGGGCTTATAAATCGGTTTGTTTTAAGCAAAATCCCAAAAGTGCGCCAACGCGAAAGGCCACTTACATTCGGTTGACGGCGTTCATCAGACTGTTCAGGTCGGTTTGCGTGAGTCCATTCCATCCCCTGACCCGACGTTTCAGAGTACCATTGATGAAGTCTCCGCGCTCTGCGGATGTGATATTGTGCGCATCCATAGCCTTGACCAGATCGGCGTACTGTTCGGCGCTGATCGCACGGTCTGCGGTCTCGTAACGCTGCTTGGCATACGCTCCGTCGTCGTCCTTGTCAGGGAAGATGCCCAACACTGCGTAGAGACTATAGCGGCGGGCGTAAGTGATCGCGCTACCGACCTGCTGGGGGTCGCCGGTCACGAAGAACGGGTAAGAGCAAGCCACCATTTGTTCTTCATTATCGAAGATGATGGTCTCTACTGTTCCGATGGCCTGTCGCGTTTCTCCCGTGTTGTCGAACGTGACGCGCTGGCTGAATGCCAGACCGTACTTCTCGAAAACTGGTTTGATGGTTTTGAGTATCGTGGCGAGGTTGAGATACTTGTAAGTCCGGTTGCCTGCCTGTGCGGTTTCGTCGGTGACGAAGTTGGGGACTTCGTTGAGAACTTGCATGAACTTGTTGCTGAGATTGTTGGTTGCCATCTCAGTGTTCCTTTCTGATTGTGTGATGATATAATCAGTATATCATATGTTGTTTGATATTGCAAGTTAAGAAAAAGGCGTCTCACCCCAGTCTTAAAAGACGGGGCTTGCGCCGCCAATTTCGGTCAGATTGGCCATGCCTCGCCGTTCGTCAAATACACATTATCTGCGTCCCCGTTGTCGAACTGGGCACCCAAAAGCCCGTCCAGCATTGGCATCCCGCCGAGATTGTACGCCTTAACGAAGAATTCGAGGCGGGTCGGCTGATTGCCTTCAAGCACGTACATGGCGCGCGCCCACTCGGTCTTCCCGTTACGTTCCTCATAGTCCCGGAATGCTTGCTCGTACACGTCGGCGTCAACGTATCCGTAATCTCCGATACGCCAGATATCGTCCGTCTCGGTGTATGTGTCGAAGTCGCGGCATTCGGGGATTAGACTGGTGTCGATGCTGTGAATCATGTCGCGGGCCTGTTCGACGGTGAGATTTCTAACTGTTTCCATTGTTTCCTCCTTGGGTATATCTCAAGCCTTATCGCTTGATATATTCATTATATCACATTGTGTCTTGTGATGCAAACAAAAAAAGGCCGGGACTCGCCCGGCCTGTAATCACTCTTCCTCGGCGTCTTTCCTCGCTATCTCGATGATCTTGGATACCGCAGCAGCCATATTCTTGATTCCGTTACGTGAAGCGAACGATGTCACCTGATGCACGAACTCGTCGTACAATTCCATAGGCACCAACCCGAGCATGTCCGAGTTGCAATCATCCACGAACTGTTCAAGTTCTTCGTATTCGCGGGTCAGAAACAAAAACTCCACGTTCTTATACTCGTACTTCACATTCAACCCGTTAAGGTTGATTTGCTGCGGTTCGACGTGCGGTAGGCTGTCCTGATCGAGTCCGCTGAGCAACAAGTCATCTACGTCGTCCATCTGAGTGACCAGCTGAGCCAACAGTTTCTCGTCGGCGTGGCCGGTGAGTTCGTTGGCGGCAATCTGCTTCGCCGTTATGGTGGAACGTGTCATAGGCTTCGTGTCCACGATAACCGGGATACGTTGGATACCGGCGCGGGCGGCGGCTCTTGTACGATGATGGCCGGAAACAATACTTATCGGCCCTTCTCCGTTCGGTTGCGAACAGTACGGCAATGACTCCAACATCCCTCGTAGCTTGATGTTCTGGGTCAGCGCGTCGAACTTACGTGGTTCCATGACCTGCGCGTTCAGGTCTTGTTCCTTGAGATTAACCACGTCAACCCACTTGATTACCAAACCGTCGGCTATGGTCATTTCTTGCGACGTGTCGACATCGGCCATTATTTCCTCCTGTTCTCTTTGGCTAGGAACTGTCCGAGAATGTTCCTTAAACCGATCTCTTCGTGCCAATCGCTCTTATACTGCAATTGGTACTGTCCATTCTTACGGTCACGTCTGTCCAGTTTCATCAGGCCGCGAAGTCCCTTGGCTTCGGGATATCGCGTGTACTCAACGGTTGCCAGCCCATCGCACGCATCGACGAGTATCTGTGTCTTGGGCGTAGCGCAGAGCTGGAACGTGGAACGACGTAACGCTATCATCGTGACCAGCTTCGTAAGCCGATACCGTTCGTGGGATACCCCGAATGCTTGACGCAATACCGCGTAGCGAATCGTGTACATGGGATTTGGCAAACCATATCCGATGATTCCGGCAACGTAACCGTCGATTAGTACGAGAACACACATCGGGCTCACGTTTCCTGATATCCTATGCCGCATCACTTGCAGATACGAGTCTTGGGCCGCGCTATCGCGTAACGGTACGACCTTGATTTCGGAACGTTCGGTAATCTGATGATCTCTGGGCAATATCGGTATCGGTATCTCCGCCGATTTCGACGACGCCACAGTCACCATGTTCCCGCCGACAAGACGTTTGACCTCGTTCGGACGGTTGGAATTCATGTAAATCACACTGTCCAAACCCAGACGCCTAGCGTAGACCGGGCTATCAGTTGCGGCGTTTCCTGGCGTTTGCTGCTGCTGGCAGATCAGCAACGCCTTACGCCCATCGAACAGCTTACAGAGCTTGGGAATATCAACGGGAGCATTGAACACGTTGTATTCAGGTTCCGCCCATTGGAACCTCCCCCCGGTCTCGAAGAACTTTTCATAAGCTCCCGGATACGTAGGAGGATTGGCGAACACGATGGTGTGCGGGTCGTCCATAATGCGTTCCGCATACTTCATTGGGTCGGTGGGCTCGTATCTCAGCCCCCCCAACTTGACCATATTCGCTGCGATTCGCTCCCGTAGCTGGCCGACGTGTTCCGAATCGTTGATGTCAAGATCAGCCAGAAGTTCACGGTAGTAATCGATATCGTCGTGCTTGCTGAGACGCATACGGTATTGCGCCATGATTACGGTAGCCGCGTCATCCGCTGCGTTTCCTGAGAGCGAGACTGGTGAACCGTCAACGGTTGCCCGCATTTCGGTGAGAGGCGTCCCGCTGTACGCATATCCGAGCGCTGCGGTGTACGCCCACACGTCGCACGCCTCGATTTGCTCCGGTTTCCAGCCGTTCTCCACGGCGACCATGCAGTTTGCGAAGGCTCCGGCGTACAGTTCGACGTATCGCGTATACCCTGACGCGGGTGCCTGCCTAAACAGATTCCCGTTCCAATCACGTTCAGGCTTATCCCAAGTGTTGAGGAACAATATGGACGGTGAGTTGAAACCTGCCATCAGACCGCCCCCCAAGAGTCGAACTTGGTGCCTCCCAATTCGAGATTGGGCGCTCTATCCGGTGAGCTAGGGGCGGAATAGCAACGGTCATTAGAATAGCACATTTTGATCGGCCTCCAAACCTTTTTGTAATTCCTTGACTTCTTCACCGGTCTTTTCCTGCCACCATTGGGCGAAAATCGTTCGGTGGCACAAGCCTTTTCTTACGTCATCAAAGCATAGAAGCACGATGTCTTTACCTCCGTTGAGTTGCGATATCGTTTCAAGTTCCGTTCTGATGCGGGCGACCCCGTGTGAGTCCAGCATGGCACGATACCGTTCGGTGAATTCTTCGTCGGTTCCCTCCATGAACCATCGGCCCGGCGTCACTGTTTTCGCCGATGCTGCGATTGTGTATGGTAGCCGCCATCTGGGCGAACCGTACGTTATGCGTACCGGTATGCCTTGTGACGGGGTGAAGTCGTGGTATCGGTTTGTGTAGATTTTCATATGCATCCTTTCATGCAATGAGTGATATAGATATTATATCACACTGTTGGTTCTTGTTGCAAATTGCCCACATTCTTAACTTCGTCTGGGAAGAATTCCATTTCCAAAGCCTCCACACCACCGGTGGCACCCCAATACGCACGCCTCGCACGCAGAACGGTCGCCACGTCGGCGAACATGGAATCGGGAAGCCTATGGGCCATCCAATTCGACAGCTTCGCTTCGCTCCGCTGCTCCTGCTTCTGCGATCTCCAATTAACCGCGTTGGCCAGCCACACGGGAAGAGTCTGCATGTACTGCAATGGCGTACCCTCGCACGACTCCACGAAACGCTTCGCCGCTCTCATGAGCGTGTTGGCACCAACCTCGTCGTAAGCCGTATTGAAATACATGAGGAATTCGTTAGAGACCCTGCACTTCTTTGGCCACAACGCCATAAGAGCCTTGAGGGTATCCACCGAATGGCAGGTGACTGTTATTTTTTCTTTGTCGCGCGAGTATTGTTTTTGGGTTTTGTTCTCTTGGGTATTGTTCGTCAAAACCTCGTTTTGGGGTGGGTCAAAAGCAGGTTTTGAGGGGTCAAAAGCAGGTTTTGGGGTCGGTGCATGGTCATAACCCTGTTTTGGGGTGGGCTTCCACAGCGAGACGTGATACCGGTTGGCTCTGCCATCGGACTTGACCCGTCGAATGTACCCCAATTGTTCCAGCACGTTGAGGCTCTTGGATACCGTGGGCTGTGAGCAACGCGCGATCTTCGCCAGTCGCTCCAAGCTTGGCCAGCATACGCCGGTGTTGTCGGCGTGACGTATCAGCGCCATATACACCAGCAGGTCGTAGCCGCCCAACCGGTCATCGTCCACCGCCCAATTCGGCAACATCGAAAAACCCGAGTTCTGTGCTATACTCGTATCGGACATGTTTCCACCTTTCTGTTAGCGCCTCTCTTCCGGTTTCATGGGGGAGGCGCTTACTTTATTCCTATTACTATCTTATTTGATGCGGTGCGCCCGGCTCCAGTGCGCATATATATATTATATAGCTAGCACATGCTACTTGCAATCAAGAATAATCTGATGTATATTTAAATCATGTACGCTAAAGACTACACCGCAACAGTGGAGCAGTACGCGGAACGCTGGCACCTCAACATCCAGACCGTCCGCAGATACTGCCGTGAGAAACGACTGCCTTACATCAAGGTAGGCAACCGCTACTATTTCAATCCCGACATCACACCACTACCCGTAGGAGCAACGATCAACGATGAATGACCCAAGAATCACACTGCCGATCGCACGCTTGGCGGCAGACCCCGAACGCAAACAGACCCGCAACGGCACCCCCTACATGCTTATCCGAGTCGCCGCCACAGGCGGACACATGGACAAGACCACAAAACAATGGGTAGGCCACGACACCATGTGGGCGACCATATTCGAATATGACCTGAGACTTGCGGAAACCTACGAACGCATGCTACGCAAGGGCACACCGGTCCGCGTCGAAGGCGTCCTCAAATGGAAGACCGACACCGACAACCAAGGGCGGCCGCGCACCGACTTCATCATCGAACACGCGACCATCAGCCTCGCCATGCTCAAAGCCAAGAACCAGCAGACTCAGCAAGACCAGCAGACCGGCAACCAGTGGCCGGGAACCGACCCGTTCGGCCCGACCAGCTCGTTCAACCAGACCGGCGACGAATGGGGCGTGTACTAATGGCAGTGAACGTCACCGAGAAAGACAAGACGCTCAACGAGATCATCGACTGGTGCGAGCAGTTAGCAGCGGAAGGCCTGAGACTGGCGAGCGCTCTTCTAAGGCAGCATGACATGGACGCATACGGTGTTGTGAAGGGACAAGTCAACGCATACGAAAAGACAGCCGACCACTGCCGTTCCATGCTCGGCTACACCGGCAACATGCCCACGGAAGTACCGAATCAAAGCGAGGACACGAAATGAGCAGAGCAATCCGATATGTAGAGTACACCCACTGCGGCGAGACGGTGGGCACATATTACGTGACCTGCCCGTACTGCGGATACAGACTGGCTGTGCACAGTCTGCCACCAAGGGAGAAATGTGCGGACTGACCCAAGTCACCACCGATTGAAAGGAATTACCATGACCCGCTATCTCGTAGGGGCCCGACAACTGCGTCACGCAATACACTTGGCCATAAGCGCTATGGACATTGACAAGCAAGATAAGAATTACATCATCGATTCAACTGTCAAAGTCTCCGATGAAGTCCTAGAATTATTGGCCTCATCGAAGACCTCCGAATCGGAACAAACCGAGAATCCCAAACAGGCTGCTGGCCGTGAAATCGATACGAGCGAGTACCCATTTATCCAACTAGAGGCAGACGAACTCGTCCGGATGATCTGTGACGCCTACCAAACCGGCGTATTTTCAGGAAAGGAGCAATCATGAAATTCACGAAACGCACATACGTCAAAGTTTGGCAGAACTGCCCCATAGACGACCGCGAAGACACCACCATAACCCTCTATGACTACGAGGACGCGAACGAACTCAACAGTATCCCGGTCGCCCTCCTATACCTGCTAGAGTGCCATGCGTTCGTCAACAGTATGGACGAATTCAACATTCTTGAACACTGCCTTACAGCCGAATCGTTCGACCTCATAGGCTTCGTCAAAACCTACCGGGACATGCTCAGCAAAACCGGCGACTTCTGGACACCCATGAAGTTCATCACCGCAAGCCCGAAACCCGTGGACGGTATCCCGCCCGTCTCGTACTGCCCACGCTGCGGAGCGTTGATCTGGCCGGACACCACACAACGCTGCATCAACGGACAACCCGAAAACGACGCCGAATATTACCGACGTATCCTCGACATCTACAAGAACAACCCCGACCCGCTGTTCTGCCACAATTGCGGTCAACGCTTCAAATACGTCGGCCAAAACCAACTAGCCTACAAGCATCAAAGCAACCGCGCCGACATCCTGCGCACGCTCAAACTCAAGGCGGAAACGCAACCAACGTTCGACTTGGCGGAGCTCAACCAATGACCGGCGAACCATTCTCGTTCAGCCTGTTCATTCCCGGCATCCCTGCCAGTAAAGGCTCCTACCGGCCAATCACCGGCAGGAGCCGAACCACAGGCAAACCCGTCACCCGCCTCATACCGATGGACAAGAAGGAACGCCCGTGGCGCGACCACGTGCGCGACACCATCCTCAGCCACAAACACCCAACCATCCCACCCAACTCATACATCAAAATAGAAACCACGTTCTACCTGCCACGCCCCAAAACCATCCCACCCCACAAACGCAAACACCCCACAGTCAAACCCGACATAGACAAACTCCAACGCGCCCTATACGACGCCATCACCGAAACACACATCTGGCATGATGACTGTCAGATAACCGACGTAACCAGCCACAAACGATACGCCGACAACACCACCACCGGCGTATCCCTAACGATCACATGGGAGCCAAACCAATGAAAAAACCAAGCGAATTCGACTACTTCCGCAACACCGACAAGCCGGAGAAAAACACAACCAGCTACAAAGTAGGCCGCATCCTCGGCATCCTGCTACTTACCCTAGCAGTCCTACTCACCACCACCGGCACCATAGCCCTACTCAAACTACTCATAACCTACATCCTCGCGTAAGGAACCATCATGCCCCTCAGCCAACACAAAACCGAACTAGCCCTCCAATGGCACCGCAAACACTACAACATCGAATACATCGCCACCCTACTCAACACCACCCCAGAAGAAATACAAACCATCATCAACCAACACCAACAACAAACTAAACTCAAGAAAGCATAAAATATCCCTTATGAGCAACGTAACCAGAGACGCCCACGGACGAATCACCGGAGGCGTAAACAACCCAACAGGTAAAGGCGGCTTCCAAGAACGCCCACAAGACCGCAGTCGTAAATGGACAAAACGCGGCAGCGTGAAATACAACCTTCAGCAATTCCTTGAACTTACGAACGAGGAACTAAATGAATGGGTGCAGCGTATGGATGAACTGACCCAAGCCGAACAGATCGCCCTTCGTCGTGTTCTTGAATCGAAGAAGGGCGGTGAGAAATCATTCCGCTCCTATCAGGACATTGCCAACCGTACCGAGGGTATGCCTCGCCAGCAGGTTGACCAGACGGTTCAGATGTATGAGCCGCCTACGATCAATGTCACGGTGAAGTGAACAAACCCGAGCCTATTATTCTCAATAAAGCTCGGGTTCCCTCGGGTGAAGACCAGCCTATTGAGAATCGCGCGCACATTATGGAACAAAACGGAACATTCAACCTCGTAATCCCCAAAGCATACAAAGACCTATTGTTCTTCCTCCACGACCGCGACAACCCACCATACCGCTACTACGACTACAGCGGAGGCCGTTCAAGCGCAAAAAGCACCAGCGTAGCCCTAGCCCTAGCGCTCGAAGCCAGCATGTACCCCACCCGCATCCTATGCACCCGCGAATTCCAGAACAGCATTCAGGAAAGCGTCAAACAGCTCCTAGCGGATATCATCAGCCGCTATGAGCTTCCCGGCTTCACCATCACCCGCGAACAGATAACACACGTCAACGGCAGTGTGTTCTGGTTCAAAGGCTTGCACGAAGACCCCGAAAGCACGCTGAAAGGCATCGAAGGCGTAGACCGTTGCTGGATCGAGGAAGCCCAGTTCATCACCGACCATAGCCTAGACGTGTTGCTGCCGACCATCCGAAAGAACGGCAGCACCATTATCTTCACCCGCAATCCCCTAACCCCGGAGGATGCGATAACCACACGTTTCGTCACCCACCCCAGCCAGCTCACCCAACAACGCACCACCCACCATCACACCACATGGCGAGACGCGGAACAAGCCGGAATCCTTCCCGAGGAAATCAAACAGCAGGTCGAAGAATCACGAAACAACCCAGACTTCGCCCACATCTGGGAAGGAATGCCCTACGAGAAAACAATCAACCAGATCATAAGCTGGCAGCAACTCACAGACGCGACCGAACGCCAACCTCAAACAGACGGCGGCGTAAGCTTCGGCGTTGACGTGGCCCGATACGGAGCCGACCGAACCGCCGTAGCCATCGTAAAGGGACGCCACCTAGTAGACCTCGTAAGCTGGAGCAAGACCAGTCTTGTCGAAACAGCGGAACGCATAATCACCCTTGCCGGAACACATCATCCAAGCATCATCAACGTGGACGATACCGGCGTGGGCGGAGGAGTAACGGACATTCTCCGCAGCCGAAACCAACCAGTGAACGGCGTCAACTTCGGAGCCAAGCCCAAGCATCCCGACCGCTATCCGGCAGTCAGTTCGGAATTATGGTTCGAGTTTGCCGAACAGCTTTCGGAAATCACCATCAACCCGAATCTGGAACACCGAGCCGAACTGTTTCAGGAACTCAGCACCCGTGAATGGGCAATCAACAACAGAAACCTACGCGAAGTGCAGCGGAAGAAAGACTACAAAACAGAGAATCAGACTGGTAGCCCCGATCTAGCGGATAGCGTCCTTCTCGCCTACTACAAGCCGCTGCAACTTCCATCGTGGGACGTTGCTGTTTGCTAGGTTTATGCGTTGCCCCCGGTAGACTAGACGCAGGGTCTTATAACGAATCGAGGAAACTGTGAGCCTGCTGAACAATCTCCGTGAAGGTTTTATGAGCGCGTTCGACCGTAACCATGCGCCCAGTATGTCCCCCACACCGATGGGCGGGAACATTTGGCAGCCGATGGGCGGCAACACCATCCCCATGCACGACACCTACGACAACGTGTTCCCGTATGTGAACGCCATCGCCCAACGGTTCAGCACGGTAATCCCCTACGCCGTGGACTCGGACAACAGGCGCATCGACCCGGCCCCCGCACCATTGGCCGCGCTCTACGCGCCAAACGACACGTATTCATGCTTGGAATTCCTCAAGATCGCTTGCGCCACCATCCTCACCCAGTCACACTTGGATATTCTTATCTGGACAGCCAACGGGCCGGGCGGAGACATCACCCCAACGAACATCATCGGATATACGCTACTACCCTCCAACAGTCGCCAATACAATTCTTCTCGCTCGGACTGGTATCACCACGTAACGATGGACTTAGGAGACGGCGAACGAGTCTACGAATTCTCCCGAGACGAAACCATCGCTCTCAGCTACAGCCAGCATCCAAACGATCCGACGCGCGGTATTGCTCCTGCTATGACGGTGAAGAAGTGGGCGAACGTGGACGATATGATCGCCGACTATGAGCGTGGCTTCTTCGGCAACAACGCTGTACCGGCTGGAATGCTCGGCATCGTATCGGAGAACACCGAGGACTTCCAACGCAACCGCGAACGCCTCGAAAGCACATTCCGTGGCGCAGGCAACAACAACGGAATCGTGTACAACATGATCCCGGTTGACCCTATGACCCATAAGCCCAGCACCACAAGCAAACTCGTATGGGTACCGTTCCAATCGAGTAACAACACGCTGGACTTGCAGACCGTGAACGACGTGGTAAACAACCGGCTATCGAACGCGCTTGCCGTCCCGGACATTATTCGCGGCATCGATAACGGGCAGACCTACGCCAACGCCGAACAGGCCGAACGCGCGTTCATCGAGAATACGTTGAAGCCGTTGTGTATGACGGTGTGGGATAAATGGCAGTTCGAACTAGACCGCATCACCGGGGGACTCGGCTACGGTATCACGTTCAACCTCGATCTTCCGTCCCAGACCGACGTAGAGAAGGTTCAGGCCGACATCCAGAAGGTACGTATTGACTCGCTCACCCAGCTCCTGAACATGGGTGCCAGTCTGGAGTCTGCCGTGGATGCGCTCGGCTTACCCGACTCGTACAAGCGTCTTGACTTGCATCAGCAGGCTCCGACTCTGACTATCCCAGTAGCCGCAAAACGGTATAGCCGTAATATCAAACCGCAGGAAACGGCAACTGAGAAACGCATCCTTCCCGCCACTCGAACCTACGTGGACAGAGTTATCAGACTCGCCCGCCGCTCCCAGAACGGATTACGCGACGATCTGGAAGCCATCTGCGACCAGTGGATAAACGACGTGGAAGATGACCTGATGACCAACCTCGCCGCCTACGCCCGCCGTACCGGCTACGAGTTGGAACAGGTGATTACCGCGTGGGCGGAAGTCCACCCAGAAAGTTCCCTTGCCGTGGAAGTCGAGAACTACACTGCCGATGATTGGCGGCAACTCTACTTCTGGACTGAACTCCCCGACACCGTGCGTGAAGCCTACGTGGAACACTTGCGTAGCATCGCCAAGTCAACCAGCAAAACCATCACGAACAACGTCTTTGAACTGCTGAACCGTGCCGACGTGGAACAGTGGGACGCCGAACGCCTGCGTGACGAGCTCGAACGCATGGGCAACGATCACGCCGAGCTGATTGCCCGCTGCGAAACCGTGCAGTCCCAGCGGCTCGGCAGCTTGTACAGCGCCCGCAATCTCAGCGAGACTCTTGGCATCCGACTGGACAAGGTATGGCGTACCTCCGGTGACGGCAAAGTGTGCGAATTCTGCCGACACATGGAAGGAACCCGAATCGCGCTCGATGACACGTATCTGGCTGAGAACGCCAGCGTCGAGATCGGAGACCGCGCCTACGTGAACAACTTCGAGAGTATGCAGACCCCGAACGGACACCCCAACTGCCGGTGCTACGAGGATTACGAGATAGTGGAATCATGACTTACGACATCCATTGCAAACATTGCGGACGGTATCTAGGCTCCTGCGCCCGTGACACGATAGTGACGCTCAAGTGCCCGAACTGCAAAGGTTTGGACGTGTACCGCATCGTGCTACTATGGGGGTCAGAACATTAAGCCCATTAAGGACGTTCGACCGCACCACTACCCCCCCTATCTGAAAGGGCCAAAATGAAGACTCGTAAGAGCTTCGCCAACAGCGGTGCCCCAGAAACCAATGGCCGTACCCTCACCTTCCTCGCCAACAGCGGCAAAGTGATGTGCGACGGACTCACCGTAGACCTTAAGACCCTGAAAGCGCCGTTAATCGACGGCACTCTGAAACTGGTGTCCGATCTCACCGAGTCCGACAAACTATCCCTTCCGCTCCTGATCGACCACATGCCGAGTATCGAATGCCAAGCGGGTGCAATCACCCGACTTTGGATGACCGATGATGGGATGATGGCCGAAGCGAAGCTCAGCGAGGTAGATCAGGGCGAACGTATCCGCCAGCTTGCCGCCGACGGATGCCTGACCAATAGTTTCAGCATCACCGTTGAATTCAACCAGTGTCCCGGCAAGGACGGTATCATCCACGATGGCGAACTTCTGGAAATCAGCGTTGTCTATCGTGGGGCCGACCCAAGGGCCGCTTTCACCGCAATCAACAGCCGCAACAACAAGAATGGAGACACCATGAACCCGGAACTCCTGAAGAAACTGGCGCGTACCATCGCCCAGTTCAAACTCACCCCGGACGAGGCGGAACAGCTCACCGATTCCATCGGTGACATCATGCAGTCCGCTCTCGATGACATCACCGCTGCCATCACCAACCAGAAGGAAGGCGAGGGCGAGGGCACCCCGGAACCGGAGGAACCCGTGCAGACTTCCAGCGGTCGCCAGACCATCATCATTAACAAAGCCAACCACGCCGCCCACCAGTCGGGTACCGTGACGTTCTCGCACGACCGTAAGACGTGGCTTGACTCCGACGACGCCATGATCGCGTTCGAGCGTGCCCTAATCGACACTGACAACAAGGGTGTCGAAGCGTTCCACCGTGAGTGGGCTGACACCGTGAACCGTAACATGTCGGACACCGCGTCGTTCGGCGTTGACAATGTGGACAAGTTCATCCCGACCGGGGCAATCACCACGATTTCGGACGCGCTGAACACGCGCGGCTCCGGCCTGTGGAATCTGCTGCGCAAAACCGGTATGGATCGCCTGACCATCGGTGGCAACATTGCCGGTCTGACTGAGCAGACCCGTGCTCACGGCTACCCTGTGGCCTCCTACGGCACGAAGAAGAAGGAACAGGTGCTTTCGTTCGTGAAGCGCGAGCTTCAGGCCGACTACACCTACAAGTACATCAACCTGAACAAGGGTGATATTCGCCGCACCCAGCGTCCGGGCGCTCTGCTCCGCTACGTGCTTCAGGAACTCCCGAACTACATCGTCCAGACCATCGAACGTCAGATCACTCTTGGTGGTTATACGGACATGGCGCATTTCCATTCGGTTGTGACCGACGCGGCAGACAAGTCGTCCGAGTGGAATGGCAACCGTTTCGCGCTCTCCTACACCATGACGGATAACGCTCCGCTGATGGACTTCGTGCGTGCCTCCCACATGGTTCGCGCTCAGGGCAACAAGGTGCTGCTGTGCAACGCTGACACCGTGGCCGATCTGCTGATGTCCGCAAACGCGAACGGAAATACGTACATTGCTCTCGGCGGTGACGATACTCTGGCCCGCGCCCTCGGCGTTAACCAGATCATTACCCCTGAATGGTGGACGGACACGGACGACACCACCACTATGGGCGTTATTATGGCTGCGTCTCACTACGCGGTGGTTGGCGATACCTCCATCGAGGCTTTCACCAACTTCGCGCTGTCCACCAACACCAACGAGTATCTTCAGGAGATTTACGCTGGTGGCGGTCTGGACGCGGAGAAGTCCGCCGTGGTCATCAAGCCGAAGAGTGAATGAGGTGATCTGCCATGACGATGAAACAGGTTCGATTCGTTAAGGCGGACTCGCGTAACCCGGTTCAGGAAATCGCTGAACTGGCGGTGTTCGACGCTTCGGGTAATCCGGTTGACCCTCCGACTTCCGGTGGTGGTGACGTTGCCGATAACAGCGTGACCACGGCGAAGCTGGCCGACAAGAGCGTGACTGCGGCCAAAATCGCGGACAACGTTCTGCCGACCAACGCGACCACTGCCAAAGCTGGTCTAGTCAAACAGGCCACGCACGTTGCCGACCCGGCTGGCGAAACTCCAACTAAAGCCGAGTTCACTGCGCTCCGTGACGCCTTGGTCACAGCCGGGCAGATGGCGTCCTCCTGACACGCTATCCTAAACAGTAGCGGGACTGCACCGCAAGGCCCTATCTCCTACAATGGGAGGTAGGGCCTAACTCATTTTCGGAGGGATCGATCATGGACATCGACGCAAGCGTAATCGATCAAGTGGGAGACGCGACCTACGCGCGGTGGAAGGACGCCGCGCTCGCAGACCTCGCCAACATCATATGCCAAAAAGACCTATTCCCGATTACGGATGATTACGCGGGGATTGTCGTAGGAGATGGCCGCCACATAGCGTTACTGGCATGGTATTCGGATGTAACCAACGTGCAGACCACCGACGGTGTGAAGCTCGATTTTCGCGTGAACTACGATATGGGCGACGGGTGGACGCCCGAAACCAAATATGTCAACTGCCTGACAATCGCGCAACGTCTTAATGTCGGCACGGCAATAACCGTGACCGGAACGCACGGGTTCGCCAAGCTCCCCGCCCCATTATCTTCGGTCTTGGCGGCTGTCATCGAGGCAGACCAGAACGTTCTTGAACAGACAGACCGCATCACCTCCAAGAGCATCGAGGATGTGAGCGTGAGCTACGCAACAATCAACGAGACTGCCATGGAACGTGCGTTGACGCCGTACCGGTCGCTTATCAACCAGTGGAGCCTATGCCGAAACGGAGTCCAGACTGGTGGCATTCTCTCCATGCCTCGCAAGCATCATCAATTACCGTGGTGGCTCAACGCTCAGGATTACATGGGGGGTGACTACGCTTATGGCAACGCTCTGTGACCCGTTCCGCTTGTTCCCGAACCAAGTCCAGACAGCGACGCTTTGGCGGTACACGGCTCCCGGTCTGCCTAACGAACAATTGGCCGACTTGCAGGTAATTGTGAAGCACTCCACCCAGTCCGACCAGCCGACCGAATACGGGTCGCGTATCAGCAGCCGACGTTTCCATATTCAAACGGACACGGTTCCCGAGAACTTGCGGGAAAACATGGAACTATGGCCCGATCTCATGGTGGAATTGTCCGATGGCAGGGTGTACCAAGTCACGCAAGCCAGTCGCGGCGATGATATGGACATGGGTGAGACCCGGTTTATTACCGTGTATGGGAACCCGTATGGCAGGGACAGCATATGAGTTACCGATTACAGTTGTCCGCCGATTGGACACGTAAGCTCTCCACCCAACAGTTGAACAAGGGCGGAGTGAAGATGATGACAGACATCCTCAAGATGGCACGTCAGAACGCTCCCGTACTTACCGGCGCTTTGCGTAACAGCGGACGTTTCCAACAACTTTCCACCGTAAAGTGGCGTATCACGTTCGGCAACAGTCGCGTACCTTACGCACGTATCCGCGAACACACGAACCGGCTGCACCCGAACACGGTACGCTACCTCCAGCGGGCTAGGAACACTGCCGCTAGCCGTGCTAAATCATATTTCAACCTAGGATAGGAGCGCCATCATGATTGATCTGGCCATGTGCATGACCCTCCAAAACGAGGGTTTCGGCACTTACGGAAAGACACTGTTCTTCGGCACCAGCCCAGTACTGGACACGGGTAGCGTTACGAACGCCGAGGGCATCTGGGTCAACGCGAACACGGTTGACATCAACGGCGACCTGTACACCGATCAGCTCACTATCAGTAGCCGCTATTTCGACGTGATCGAACAAGGCCGTCTGATGCTCCGTCTCCTGCACTTCGTCAACAATCGTCTGCATGAGTATTGCCGACTGACATGCAATCCCATCGCTGATATTGACTTTGTATCAATTCGCGTGCATCCGGCGACCGCCATCGATATGGACGCCATCGACGGGGAAGGCCGCTGGGTGAAAAGCATCCGGTTCAACGTGGATTACAAACTCGACCCGGCAACGGTAGAATAGGAACCGTCCATTAGTCGCGCGTGTGCAGTCCCGCCCGACGAAAGGACGTTACAATGGCCTCTTACCCCCTGATTGGCAAAAAGACCGTCTACATCGACGACCTCGTAATCAGCCCCGACTACGTGCAGGACGAAGCCGGTAGTATCACTCTGACTCCCGGCACTACCGAGGTTGCTTCGCAGTCCGGCACTATTAACGTGCCGAACGGTTCCTACGAGGAAATGAGTTTTGAGCTGAACATTATCTGTCCGAGCGTCCGCTACCTCGGTATGCTGTTCCCCGAGCTGTATCATAACGCGAAGTTCAAGCGTGTTATCTCTGGTTTGATGTCCGAGACGGGTCAGGTGCGTTTCGGCGGCAACGAATGCGTTTCAAACACTCCGCGTGACATTATCATTCATAACGTGTGCGATGGTCATTCGTCCGCTCAGGACTTCCGTATCCCGCAGTCGCTAATCAGCGCTGGCGGCGAGTTCACCGTGAGCCTGTCCGACCCGTTCGTGGTTAAGCTGTCCGGTTCGATGGCCTCCGGCGCGAACGGTGCCGTCGTCATGGGCGAACTTGATCTGGATACCCCGTCGTACTACGACGAGGATTCCGGCACCATCAAGACGGAGAACGTTCAGGTCACCGCGCTTACCGCGTCCCCGGCGAACATCTCGGGCAAGGTCAGCGATCGTGTGACTGTGAATGTGGTGGCGTCTCCGAATGGTGCGACTGGTACCATCACCGCCACCGTAGCTGAAACTGCTAAGGCTGTCGCTACGGACAACGGGGATGGTACTTGGGATATTCAGTTTAAGCAGACTGGTACGGGTACCGTCACGTTCAAGGCTGGCGCTGTTCAAACCGTGGTTAACTTCAACATTGCCAGTTAGTGAGCATAAGTAACGCCCGCCACCAGAATTTTAGTGGTAGCGGGCGCAGGAGAGAAAAGGTTCCGAGAAAAGCAACATGATTCATAATATCACACGATTGGAGCAAATATAATGACTACCCCTGTTTTGAGCATCGACACCCGAGAAGCGTTCCGCACCCTCACCGTGAAAATCGACGGCACCGTGTACACCATGCGACCGCTCGGCTCTAAGGATATGCTCACGATCTTGGATAATGCGGAGACAATCGACAAGCTGAGCGCTGGCGTGGCGAACCGTGAGACTTTGGAAACCGCCGAAAAGATTATCTTCCCGCTGGTCGAAAGCCTTATGAGTCCAGCTGATAAATTCTCCGAGTGGGTTGAACAGACCCGTAAGCGTAGCGACCTTGCCTATCAGCGTGCCATGACCGCGTTGTGCGGTCTGATGGCGAAGAACATCACGGTTGACATCAGAGGCGAATAATGAAGTCGTGGGATAGCCTGCTTACTCCCGCCGAACGGGAGGCGATGAAGAATTACAAACAGAAGGAGGCGGCTCGCAAGCCGCTTCCGAGCGTTCATATCCTCGCCGAGCTTGGTGATTTGTATGGGTGGCAGGCTATCCGCGACGTGCTGGAAAACAACGTGTCTCCTTCCCTGATGATGAATCTGATCAGGGAAGGACGCCGTATCCGACGGCGGCGGCTGGCGGAACAATATCTCATGACGTTCGATTGCATCGCCGCCGCGTTCAGCAAGCATGGAGACCGCAGGATTAACACGATTATCGAAAAACTCGGGAAGGACGTGTAATGGCAGACTCGACACTGACCCTAGACGCCGAGATTAATACCGGCGATTGGAACGCTGGCGTTAAGGATATTGAATCGGGTAGCCGTCAGATCGAAGAGTCGGCGCGACAGGCTGATGGAGCGTTGGGTGACGTTGACAAGTCTGCTAGTAAGTCTTCCAGCGGGTTAGGGAAGTTCGGTGTCGTCGCCGGTGCCGTTGGCGGTCTTGTTTCCTCGGGTATCGGTATGGCTGTGGACGCCATCGGTGATCTTACCGGAGACATTATCGAAGCCTCCGACTCTGCGGACAAGTTCAAAAGCACGCTGAACTTCGCAGGACTGGATACGGGTACGATTGACGCGCTCACCGCCAGCACTCAGACTTACGCCGACCAGACTGTTTACAGTATTAGCGATATCCGTAACGTGACCGCTCAGCTTGCCTCGAACGGAGTACAGGGCTTCGACCAACTGGCGGAAGCCGCTGGTAACTTGAACGCTGTCGCCGGTGGTAACGCGCAAACGTTCAGCTCGGTGGGCATGGTGCTTACGCAGACCGCTGGCGCGGGCAAGCTCACCACGGAAAACTGGAACCAGCTAGCCGACGCCATTCCCGGTGCATCCGGCAAACTTCAAGAGGCGATGCTCAAGAACGGGGCTTACACTGGGAACTTCCGCGACGCGATGGAGAAAGGCGAGATCAGCGCGGAGGAATTCAACCAAGCCATAATGGACTTGGGTATGACGGACGCCGCGAAGGAAGCCGCTACCAGCACCAGCACTATTGAAGGTGCGATAGGTAATCTGGAAGCGTCCGTTGTCGGCGTGGGTACGACGATTCTTGACCGGTTCAAAGGCCCGTTGACATCCGGCATCAGCATGTTGGCGCAGAGAATCAGCGGACTTAGCGGCGTGTTTACGGGACTAGTGCAGACTATCGGCCCGATTCTCTCACAAATCGGCACAACGTTCCAGACAGCGTTTCAACCAGTTGTGGGAATGGTGCAATCTCAGTTGCTTCCGGCACTCAAGCCGCTTATGAGTGCCTTACAGAATATAGGCAATGCCATCATGCCTGCAATCCAGCCCATCGCATCAGGGTTAGCTACCGTGGCGAGCAATATCGTGCAAACTATGAGTGTCATCTTAACTGCCGTAACGCCGGTGATTAATAACATCGCCTCGTCGATTCAGACGGTGCTTCCGGCACTCCAGCCGCTAATGAGTGCTTTGCAGAATCTCGGTAATGCCATCATGCCTATTATCACGGCCGCAATCCAGACCATTGCACCAGTGTTGTCTACCTTGGTGAGCAATATCGGGCAAACTATGAGCGTCATCGCGACTGCTGTAACGCCGGTGATTAATAACATCGCTTCGTTGATTCAGGCCGTGCTACCCGCCATCCAATCAGCGTTCCAAATCTGGGGCACTTACATTCAAGGCGTCATCAACGGGGTGTTCCCATTCATCCAGACGGTTGTCACTTCGGTTATGAACGTTGTCAACGCGATAATCAGCACCGTATTGGCCGCGATTAACGGTGATTGGTCCGGGGTATGGGAAGGTATCCAGAATATCGCTTCCAGCGTTTGGAACGGCATCCAAAGTATCGTTTCCGGTGCCATCAATGCAGTGTCAGGCGTCATCTCAAGCGTGCTGAGCGGTATCAGCGGTATTTTCAGCAGTGTATGGAACGGTATTAAGGGCGCGGTAAGCAGTGCATGGAGTGGTATCACCAGTTCTGTCAGCAGTGGCGTAAGCTCGATGATGAATTTCATCACCAGTATCCCAAGCCGTATCATGGGCGTGTTCAGCGGAGCCGGATCATGGTTGCTGAGTGCAGGCCAGAACATTATTCAAGGCTTGATTAACGGCATCACGAACGCCATCGGCGGTGCCATATCTGCGGTCAAGAACGCGGTTAGCGGTATCATCGACGGTGCCAAGAGCCTGCTGGGTATCGCGTCCCCGTCTAAGGTGTTCGACCGTGAGATAGGTCGGATGATTCCTGCTGGTCTTGGCCGTGGCGTATCTGAGAACGAGCGTGCGGCCACTCGTCCGGTGGAAGACATGGTGAATTCTCTTCTACCGTCGTCCATCGTGACGCCCATGCCGGTAGTGTCTAGCCCGGTGCCCATGAACGCGAATAGTGGCCCGCGTGTGAGCGCACCTATCACGGTGAACGCGCTTGACCCGAACGCGGCCGCTCAAGAGACTGTGAGGGTGATTAATTTCCATTACGTGTGACAAGCCGCGCGGGTAGACTGAGGGTATGGCTATCTTTACCCTTGACCCGCGCGACGTTCGCCTGACCCTGAACGGGTTCCCCTTGTATGGGATCGACTCATACGGGTGTGAGTGGCACGTAACGTTTCAGAACGTTTCGGGCTTGTTCGACGGTGTTGGTTCGACCTTGCAGACCAAGGACAAAGCATGGTCGGATGGCTGGTTTAGCAATATTCCAGTGGCTCAGGGTCGCTCGATCAGTGTCGAGGGTCATATTATCGGCAAATGCACGGAAAACTGCATCAACGCTTGGGATGCGTTCAAACGTTCGTTCAACATCACCAGTCAATCGCTTGTCGTGGAGTTGGGGAACATCAGCCGTCAGGTGCAGGTCATGCAATCGTCTTCCGCTCCGCTGGTGGAGTGGGCTGGTGTGAACATTCTCAAATTTAGTATCGGTCTGACCGCTTTGGACCCGTATCTTTACGATACTCAGTCAGTGAGCGGAAAAACCGGGTTGCCGCACACTCAGGGCGGTATGACGTTCCCCTACCATTTCGAGGATATAGACACGGGCAAGGGTTCAATGTGGGTGTGGTCTGAAGCAACCGTGTCGGGTAGAGTGCTCCTTACTAACACGGGTAGTGCTCCGAGTCCGGTGACGATTCGTATCGATGGGCCTGTGGTCAATCCGCAGGTTGAGCATAGTCCTAGCGGGCATATCATGGCGGTCGATCTCAGTCTTGGTGATGGTCATTACATTCTTATTAACGGTGCCACGCATGAGATTCTTGTCGATGGCACCGATCCGGCACGTGGCAGTGTGACCAGACGAGAATGGAGTTACGCGGAGGCCGGGGAGAACATCTGGATGTTCAGCGCCGAGAAACCATCTGATAACGCATGGATGACGGTCACGTTCAACCCGGCTTACATCTAAGGAGGTGCCGGATGCCTTTTATCTCCAACCGATTGCCGCAGTCGAACGGCTTATACTCGGACACTGCGCGTGTATTGTGGCAGCGTTCCGGCTTGCAGTTCGTCGCCGTCACGTTGAACGACGGCACGGTGATAGCCGAACTCCCCGACCTCCAACTAACTCACTTGACGTACCGGTTCGAGGAAACAACCAGCGAAACAGCCACGCTCCCGTGGCGCAACGCTCCCCGCAATTGGGATGAAGCCACCACACCGTATCAGGTCGCCATACTCCTGTTGCGTGAATCTACCGTCCTGTGGGGCGGTATCGTGGTCAAACGCGAGCGTGCAATGCGCGGAGAAGGATTAACACTGACGTTGGCAACAGTCGAACACTACCTCGATAACGTGTACGTGCAGGATCACACGTACACGAATCGTGACCAGTGCGAGATCGTGGAAGACCTCGTAACCACCACGCTTAAAAACCACCGTTTCAATCTCGTTGTCGAAGCGTCCCCGAGTAGCGTCAAACGTGACCGCACGTATGAGGCGGAAAGCGACAAGACCCTGCTAAGCGTGCTGCAAGAGCTCGCTAACGTGCTGAACGGGCCGGAATGGTGTACATCATGGCGTGCCATCAATGACGGTCATTATGAGCCTGTGATGACGGTAGCCGACCATATCGGCTCCACCACGCCAAGCACCACGTTCGACGAAAGCGTTATGACCACGTTTAATCTGCTGGAGGATTACACGAACGGGTACGGTGCTAACGCGGTAATGGCTGTGAGTACGGCTGACGCTGGAGACCGTCCGCAATCCGATTGGATGATCGCAAACCAACCTAACAGGCCCATGCTGGAATATGTGTTCCAACCGTCCACCAGCATCACGAACAAGAGTACGCTGAACGAACACGCCAAGTCCTCGTTGTTGCAGATGCAGAACGGTACCCAGACCATCACTATGGGCTTGAGTCTGCTTTCCGCTCCTATGGTGTATGAGGAATGGAAGCCGGGCGACCTCATATCGTGGACAGTGGAAGAAGACGCCGAGCATTTCCCCGACCATAATCACGGTAAAGCCCGTATCATCGGGTACGAGATAGATTTTAGTCAGGCGTGGACCATCACACCTATATTGCAGCAGGAGGACACGAATGCCGAGCAAATTCAAGTTCAGTCTAGATAGCGCGGACGCTACAGCACGCCAGTTCTCGGACATCAAACGCCAGTTGCAGGAACTGTCGCCGAGCATCGTCAACAGCGTTAAACCTATGGTCGATCAGATCACGAAAATGTATGAGGAAGTGCAGACGCTGACCAACAATCTTGACCAGCGTGTGCAGGAAAGCATCACTCGCAACAGCTATACCCGTGCCGAGATTGACGTTAAAACTCAGACGTGGAACTGGGGTGTATTGGCTCCCAATCGTGGTGGTACTGGTATCGCCAACGCTTATAACAATGTGTTTGCGTCAGGCTCTTGGCGCGCGGTGTGGGTGTTGTCTAACGGCACTATGGGCACGGCCCAGTCGATTCGTGCAGTGAAGACCGATATCGTGGACGCCGACGACTTTATTCCGGTTGACGCTCTACGTAAGGTGAAGTGGTGCATATATCGGATGAAGGATGACAAGAACCAGAATCTTGATGACGCGCAGCCGTTGGTCGGCATGATCGCCGACGATCTGGATGAAAACGGATTGGGGTTCTTCTGCGAATACGATGAAGACGGCACGCTGGTAGGCATCAACTACCCCATGCTTGGTGTGGCGGCGCTCCGACTCGCTCAACAGGTAGCGGATGACTTGGACGCGCTCAAAGCTAAGGTTGATGCTCTATCCACTGACAAAGATAAAATGGTCGTAGACGATTCGGAGGAATGATTATGGCTATCATCATGCACCCGCTTACCGCGAAGAACGGTTCCCCGGAGTATACGGCGGACGATTACAGGCATGCTATTAACCCTCTATTATTACCGTCCGATGGTACCGCGTTCAACGGTTTGTCCGGCATCCGCTACGGTTCCCCGAGTCCTCTGGTCACGGTGAGCGGACTGACTGTTACTGTCAAGCCTCATTGCGGTACCATCAGCCCGTGGGATGGCCTCGGCGCGTACACCTACGCCATCACCACCAATACAACCGTGCAACTCGCAGATTCCACAAACAGCTACAAGATCGCGGTTACGGTGGAAGACCCGTCTCAGTCACACGGTACGACTCCGCGCGGCAAGGTCGAAGTGTTTACGGCGAATACGCCTGACTCGAATATCAATGGTCTTGTGATTGCCAAGGTGAACGCCGGTGTCGCGTCTGATACAGCCCCGATGATTCGCAACAGCGCTATCCTGATGGCGCGTAATCTTGAACAGCTTAACACTATTGACGCGATGGACGGGCAGGAGGCTGTGACTATTGCCGATAATGTCCATTATGTCAGAAACAATGGAACGTGGGCTTCTTCACAGTTATTTGACTCGTCGGACACGTTCAAAATCGTCGGATACACGAATTCTAACAACTGGTTTGAATTTACGTTCTCGTCCCGCGTCACATCGTTCGGAAGCACTCAAAACGTGGAATTGGCGAAGTTCGGAAACATAAACTGCTGCCATATTCTGCACGGTGGATGGTACATGCTTAGCGCATTCCTTAACGTCAAGTATGATCATACAGACGCTCCTACGGTGTGGTTTCGACGGTACTCCGGAAACAAATGGACCAAGTATATCGACACTCATGTTTCGTTCTCAAAGAGTGACTGGAATGGATATACGGAAATCAGCATTCCGACCGTGGTCTACAATATCCCGGATAACACTGTTATTTCGTTGGGTATTGGGGATAATTTCGTTTCGGCTGTCGGCAATTTTACGGAGTTCACCGTAACTAGGATTAACCGGAACCTGTAATCTCGTTATAGCGGCATACCGCTCTCTGCTCGCACTTCGATATTCTCCGGAATCGGAACGACGAAGCTCACCAATGGGCGGAACACGTCATTGGGTGTAATATGAGGGCCTCTGAAGTTGTGCCGTGGTAGTTACCATCCAAAGTTAATCCACATCTCCCAATTGCTGTTCATGATAGTGGGTATTATTTTCATGATCTAAGATAAAATCATGATGGAAATTATCACGGCGATCATCGGCGTAGGCGGCGTAGCACTCGGAGGACTCATAACATGGTTGGCTAACCGCCGGTCAAACCTAACCAGCGCGTATCAAGCCCTAGTTTCCGCGCAGGGGGATATGAAACGGCAGATCGACGCGCAAGACCAGAAAATAAACGCGCTAATAAAGCATCGTGATGAGTTGCAATACACCATCGACTTAGAGACGGGGTACATTCGCGCGTTGGGACACTGGCTATCAAAGTTCTGCGAAATTATCGAGCCTGAATTTTTGGAGAATCACCCTAAACCGTCGTTGCCCGATGATCTACGCGACCGTATTGCATCGCTTGAGGAACTGGCCGGAGATAATGACTAGCCGAGCCGGTTTATGAACATGAACCCTTTTTCACGCATGATACCGGAAACGTTATTGTTTGTGAAAACCCATATCTTCGTGTTCGTCTGAGTTACTCTCAGTATCGTGGCCAAATTCAATCGGGTGTACCCGTTCTCTCCCGTTAATTGTTCGCTTCCCATCGGGCCTAAATTCGTTATTCCACTGCTGACACCGATATTGAGGTTCAGCCATCCGGCGTTACTCGACAATGGCAGTGTAAGGTAGACGGAGTAATCGCCTACGGGTAGGTTAGTTACGTTCGATCCGTTCCTATCGCTCACGATGGATGCGCTGTTGAAGTCGTTATGTGTAAGCGTCATCCGCATTAACGTCATGCCGTTGTTTACTTGCAATTGCCCGTCTGATCTAGTGAAAGTTATTACAGCATATGGGTTGATCACAACGTTCTTCTGTTTCCACATTCCACTGTTTCTGACATAATGAGCATTATCAGTGATAATAATATCGATTCGTTTGATGATAAGATAATCCTATGAGACGTTTCAAACGGTGCATGATCATTATTATGTCGCTCTACGTCGTCTCGTTCATAGTCCACGTCCTGATAACGGCCTACGCCGTTTTATGCATGGCGTGGCTGTTCTTCTACCAATCAGCCTATAAAAGGAGTTTTCAATGGCTTTGAACGGTATCGACATTAGTAATTGGCAGGCTGGTATAGACCTGTCTGCCGTACCGTGTGATTTCGTTATCAGTAAGGCAACAGAGGGATGCTGGTACGTGTCAGCGGATTGTGCTCGGCAAGTGGAACAGGCGTTGAGTCTGGGAAAATGCGTGGGCGTATACCATTACGCCAACGGTGGTGACGCCGTTTCCGAAGCTGATTTCTTTGTGAACAATTGCGCGAATTGGGTCGGCAAGGTCGTATGGTGCTTGGACTGGGAGGCGCAGGGTAACGGACTGTTCGGGTCTGGCGCGTCTGCTCAGCAGTGGATTAGGTCGTTCTGTGACCGCGTGTACGAGCGTACAGGCTCCCAGCCTATCGTCTACACGGGCGCATCCATGCTTAACGACGTGCAGAACATTGGTGATCGTGGATTGTGGGTAGCTCAGTACGCGAATATGGATGTTACTGGGTATCAGGATACGCCGTGGAACGAGGGCGCGTATGCGTGCGCTATCCGCCAGTATTCGGGCAATGGTCGTCTGCCCGGATATTCAGGCAGTCTTGACCTTGACAAGTTCTATGGTGATGTGAATGCGTGGAACGCGTATAAGGCGGGTCATTCGAGTGTGACCAACGTGCCGACCCCTTCCGCTCCTGCTCCGTCTACTCCCGCGTCTGGCACGTACATCGTGCGCTCTGGTGACACTCTGAGTGGTATCGCGTCGATGTATGGGACTAGCTGGCAGGTGTTGGCGCAGATTAATAATCTGTCTAACCCGAATCTGATTTATCCGGGTCAGGTACTGAATATCAATGGCACTGCCAATACTGTTCAGTCCGGTAGTGGAACGTATACGGTGCAGTCGGGGGACACGCTGAGTGGTATCGCCGCCAAGTTTGGGACTTCGTGGCAGACTCTCCAGCAGCTTAACGGCATTGCCGACCCTAATCTGATTTATCCGGGTCAGGTGTTGAAGCTGCCGGGCGGCGCACCGTCACCGTCCGTTACGACGTACACTATCCAGCCCGGTGACACGTTGAGTGGTATCGCCGCCCAGTACGGTACCAGTGTTTCCAATCTGGTGTCGTTGAACGGTATCGCCAATCCTGACGTGATCTACGCGGGCCAGACAATCCGCATCAAGTAAACTATTCGATAGGAGTTTGTTATGAATATGAATACTGGTGAGCCGACCAAGGACACCGCGATCAATAACGAAGTGCCGGACGGTAATGATAATTACGTGCCGACGTTCAACGCAGCGACTCGTAAGTGGGCGTATCTTGTTTCCGGACTGGTTGGTATCGCCGGTGCGGTGCTGAGTTTCGTGAGCGCCGTGCCGGACGTGCCGTCATGGGTGGCCGTGATGGGTGGCGCTTGCGCTCTGGTCGGCTCCGGCGTGGCAGGAATGTTCGGCGTCCACTACGCAGGCATCTCCAAGTGAGGTAATGATGACAATTGCATCCGACTTGTTCCGCCAAGGAGCATAACCAATGTTCGAAACATTCCAAACCATCATCAACGCCGGAGGCTACGACCTCGCAGACCTCACCCAGCGCATCAAGACCATGTATGCGATGAGCGAACTTACCGAGGAGGAGATGAAACAGCTTCTCGAACAGGCGCAGACGAACGCCAAGCCCGACGATTCCTACGCCCCATTGGCCGACCGTATGAAGGCCATTGAGGAATGGGAGACGACCATCGAGGAGCGTTTAAGCAAGCTGGAATCAGGTTCATCGACCGACCCCGGCGAACCCGAGAAACCCGGCGACGAATGGCCGGAATACAAGCAGCCGGCCGGTGCGCACGACGCCTACCGCGTAGGCGACAAAATCACCTACAACGGGAAGCACTACACGTGCGTGCTGGACGGGTGCGTGTGGCCTCCGGACACCTACCCGCAGGGGTGGCAGGAAGAGGCATGACCCGCATCTACACTGGTACCTCCAAGTGATAGACTGGGGTTGCTCCTTTCGAGCGATGGTGTGATGACCGAATGAACTAGCCCGACACTGGTCTTGACGACTGGTGCCGGGCTATTCTTTCTTTTTCAGTTGTTCAAGAGGAATTCTCGATTTCGGTATTCGCTGAACACTGGAACGTCTTCTGGGTGATCGTTGTAGGCGCTGACCAGCCAGCCCTTCGCGTATGATTCCTTGGGGTGGGCGTGGATGCGTGCGTGGCATCCCATAGTACCCGAGCCGCAGACGGTAATCAGGTTGCTGGGTAGGTTTAATCCTTCCCAAGCGTGTGAGCGCATACGCCGATGATGCAGATTAAAAGCGGAGGCGCTTAATGTTCTCCCACAGATGAAGCATCTGCCGTGGTCTCGGTGGAACACTTTCATACGGGTTTCGATATCAGGGTCTGTTTTGCTCACTCGGATACTCCTTCGCAGTGGAAGAAGTACAAGGTTATCGGGGAGACGAGTTTGAAGAAATATTGCCTATCGGTGTCTGTCTTGCATTCATGAATGGCCGTGATCTTAACGCCTTCAACGCTGCCCAGAACGTCGTAGAGTTTGAGGAACGCTTCGGCGTCTTTAATCCCGATTTGACCGAACGTGAGTTCCTGTCCGAGTCCTTGGGTGTCGATGATTTCCTGTGCTTGGGGGGTTTTCTGCAAGAGGCTGATGATCGAGGTCAGATAGTTGATGGTTTCCATTGTTGCTCCTTTGGTGTGATGATGATTAAACTAATTGTGCAACTATTTAGATTATCTTTTAGTCTTTGGTCAGGATGTCATAGCCGAGGTATTCGGCCAACCGCAACCGGTATTGCTTTTGCGGTTTGCGGCGTCCGGTTTCCCACATGGCTATTACGTTTGGGCTGGCGACGCCGATTCGTTCGGCGAGTTCAGCCTGTGAATAACCGT